ATACCTAAGTATTACTTTGTAAGTTGTCTAGGTACTGTGCAAGATCTCCGGCGTGTAACTGTAACATGACAGCATCAGTTTCGCTGGCAACTATGAGATGTGTTAGATTTCGAATATAGTAAGGTTCTTGTAACAATCGTTCCAACTGTAGCAAGTGTTTGGTACCAATCTTATGGGATAACTTTACTTCGTGGTAAGGCCATTGGCTATGACGGGTGGTCCATAGATATCCGGTACTAGTTAATCGCATACTGTTGTGATTGATGGGATTGAACCACCATTGATATTCTACACCATGGAATGTTACAAAATGCTCAGCAGTATGCCCAGCCGCGATAATAAATCGTTCTTGGAATTCCTGTTGTTTATGGGTAGATGCGTTCACCTTCTTTTAACAAGACCACGGTGAACTTGTCGGTCTTGAACAGCACATTGAGTTTTTTACACAGGTTAATAGCATGACCTGAATTTGAAAAGCTGACTTTTTTGTATTTGGGTCCAGGATACGATACCAAAATGTTATGTGTCTTGAGATTGATGGGTTTACCCTCGTAATGAACTGCCCAAATACCTTCGCTGGCCAACACCTGATCTGCTTTGTAGTTTGTTTTGTTAACATGCTCTACGAGCACGGTTGGTTTAGGTCTTGACATTTTCAATATTCCTTGATACTATTATTTATCTCAATAAACTACATAGTTTATTTGAAACCACCACCATCCATGTTAATTTGGACAATTTGTTCGCCACCTGCTTCTAATTTGGCTGTTAAATCTGTTACCAATGCCAACACAGCAAAGATATCTGCATGAAGACTTCTTGCATCTTGTGCAGTCAACACCAACTCTCGACTGTGTGTTTGATTCATTGCTTTAACACGGTCGTTGAAATTTTTAATATGAATGCTGACATTATCCATTTCGTTTCTCCTGAGCTTCTTGAGCTGTTCTAAATGGCCCCATATACTTGTATCTGTTTAAAGTGATCAATTTGGGACAAAATTCTGGAATCCAATTGTTATTGTATTTGACAACATAGTATCCGGCACAGAAATAACTGCGACTCTTTGCTGATTTAGAAAAGATTGGCAACTTCCTGGCCACATCATAGATCTTGTTATAACTTTTTGTTGTGCAAGGGTAACCGTACACATCATTGGTTGTTTCGGTTTTCAATTTAGATGTTTTATCAAATTTGATATTGTACTTCTTACTCAACATCTTGATATTAGAAAACTTTTCTCGTTGTTCGTCATGCACATAGGCATAACCACCTTCGTCTATGGCCTGTATGGTGGCTACCTTGCGACCTGAATTTTCAACAATCCAGTATTTGTTTTTGACCACAGGTCTTGCGATTGTTTCACTCATGTTTTCATCCTATGCATTGTAATAATTTTACCCAACTCTCGATCAAAGTCTTCTACGCCGTCGGGGATAACGTAAAGTTCCTCACGATCGTAACCACCAATTGAAATAGAGCCAACGGTGTTTTCTCTGCGACTGTCGTCAGTTACAGTGACAATGGTGCCACCATTGGCTGGTGTGATTTTGAATGTTATACCTGGTAAGTTCATTTTGTTTCGATTTGTGTCAATTGAGATGCCGCCCAACGGAATGGCACCATAAGCAGATTGCATGCCTTGGCCTTTGTATACAAATTGTCCACTATTGCTCATGCCTTCATCAATTCCATGGCCACTATTTCGCCAATACGACGGGCAACATCTTCGTCATCGTGTATCACATGCACAATTTCATTTTGTCGATCCTTTTGGCGATCATAATTTCGTGTGGTGACCACAACGCCGCCGCGAGCCGGGGTGATGCTGAGTCTGATGGGTGTGTCAAACTCACTGCCTGCCACAGCCATTGTGTCCAGGCGAACTTTGACATCATCATTGTGCAACCAATTTCTAATCCAATTTTTTAAACTCATACTTGATCCTTTTTGTTTAAGTCACAATCACACGGTTGCCGCCCTTGTTGGCAGTTGCCCGAACATCCGTCGTAGGGCTCTACATAAGAAATGTAAAAATACAGCGCCACAAGAAATGTAGTGACCATGATTAGCATGTTGACAAAGTCCCAATCCGTGTTCATAATTTTGTTTCCTCTTCTACCAATGCTGTCACAACTCGAAGTCGAGCTTCAGCTTCTTTTAAATGTTCTACAGCATCAGCCACAGCAGGATGCCGTTCAGCCAAGGCCTTTAAGTGAGCTTCTTCCTGCATTTTGCGTTCAACCCACATGATGGCGGTGTCAACATTGGGGCGCAGACTGATCATGGCCTGTCCATTGCCACCAACGGGCATCCAAGAAGAACCGCCATCGTAAACTTCAAATTGATTGTTGTTCCAACGCACCATGCCGGCACTGGGTCGCGTCATGTCGATGTAGGGTGTGTTGTAACTTTGTCCACTGGCTTCAACCTGTATGAAAGGACCATTGGCGTATATGTTTTTGATCATGCAAATACCATCCATGCAATAAAAATATATGTAAGTTGGTGCGCCATTTGGTCAGCACCCAAGTGAGTCCAAAACTCTTTGTCTTTGATATCACCGTTGCCAAATCGCATTTTAGCATAGTCTATGTGATAATGCAACACAAAATCAACAACAGCAATAAGGCTGGTCAATGCAACATAGTCCACACCAGTAATGGCCAACACACACAACATTGTTCCAATGGCATGTTTGATGCTATGATTCATTCCAATTTGGTCGCCATATATGCCTTTACTGGCAATTTCGGCCGCGGTTTGATCAACAAAATCAATGTACCAATGCTTGATTTGCAACAGCACCAACAGAAGTACAAGTTGCTCAACCATGTTTTAACCTATCAAATGTCAGCTCGTAGTCGTACACATGTGCTACAGGCTGAAGCCAACCATGGCCAATACATTCCTGAATCAAACTGCGATAATTCTCCGGACACCGTTGGCTGATTTCGAACCCGGCTCTGGGAGCCATGACCATATCATCATGCAACATAAAATCAGCATCATTATGCCGTATGGTACGCAGGCAAGTCTGGCGGGTAGTAAACGACATGGTTAGCTCATGGTCTCCAAGGACTTCCGCCACATGCGTTCGTCAAAACTTTCTTCTTTGTCGATCACTTTTTTTAGAATCAGTTCAACATACTGATTAAGTGTGATGTCACGCTCGTGTGCTTGTTTCATCATTTCAAAAACCAAATCGTCTTCGATGTCGAGCGGCACCGATACTCGAGTATCATAGTCTTCGTTGGCAAAGATGGCCTGTGCTTTGGCCAACCAATCCTCGTCGGTTTCTAAATCCACATAGTCTACATCGTCCCATGCTTCTTTTCTACTAACACCACGCTGTTTGGCTTCTTTTTTATTGGCTTTGGCATAGTCTGGGTTGATTATGCGATAGGCACGATTGTGAACATAATCGTGTGCTTGTACTTCGTACACGATCTGTGTCTTGGTATCAAAAATGATGGTAAAGCTGTGACCATCTTGACTACCGTTCCATGAATCCAACATGTGAGTGTTGGGTCCGTAACATTGCCAGCCGTAGGCACTGCCTTCGGTGATACGATAGCCTACAGTTTCCATCCATTGTTTAAGAGAGATCATCTTTTGTTTCCTTGTGTTGTTGTACTACAATTTCAAGCCATCCCACTACAGCAATTAGCCACCCGGTACTGCCAGGCATGTCCCAAGTGGCTACAACCATGATGGTAGACATCATCAAAATGGCAATGGCCATAATTTCTTTAAGTGTTTTCATTTTTAACTCCAAAGTGTTTCTTAATCTGTGTTACTTTATTTTCCAACAATTCAAGTCCTTCAACATCGCCTAGATAACTCTGAGCAAATGCTTGATGATGTGATGTGGGCTCAACAATGCTTAAACATTCTTTCACAATCAACTCGGCGAATCGTTCAACATCAAAGTTGCTGTCTACCATGAATCTTTTCTCATCGTACACTTGATGCCATGCACCTGATTCAATTGCAAGTTCTTCAATGCGTTTGTTCATTCTTCAATCCCAAAATGCTTCTTGATATGTTTGGCAACTGTGTACCCTTGTCCCAGAGTCAACTCATCAAACTTGTAGGCAACATCTGCACATTCCGATACAATCAATCGAGCAAACTTTTCGTTATAAGTTTCAATCCATTTGTCTACATCAAGTATACCTTGTGGCACACTTTGTTTGGCTCGATCAGCGAGTTCCTTAATTCGTTCGTTCACTCTGGGTAACTCCTAGACAGGAAGTCCACATGTGTCTGTGCCTGTTCGCTGATGCGTTTCAAATCATATTTGCCACAAAACTTTAAGAACTTGGTTCCAATCTGCGGGATTGATTTTACCACACTATTTGTGGCAATGGTCTCTGCAATGATTGCTTTGATAGCATCGGGTTGTGCGGCAAGGTCAACCAACACACGATTGCGTTCATAGTCATCTAACACACGATGTTCGATGTTGTTATGGTCAACCCAACGTTGCAACATTAGATTGTTCCAAGCGAATCCGCGGCTTTCCCGGTCTGCAAACGCTTCTTCAAGCCCAATCTTTTTTGAAGAACCTTTAGTGCGTACACCAGGGTAGGCAGAGAAGATGTTGTCGGTGGGGTCACCGCGCATACATTTTTCGAACAGTATCCATTTAGGGTCTGGAATAGTTTTTGCTTCTTTAGTTTTTTTATCTTTGACTGGGGCACCTTTCTTGTCAAAGATGCCTTGTGTGGTGTGGAGCTCATCTGATATTCCGTTGTATTGTTTGACATTGTGTGCCAAGAGTTGATAGAAGTCTGTGTCCGAACTTACAATTATGTGTTCATCTCCAGGGTGTGCTTGAATCCATCCTGCCACCAGGTCATCCGCTTCGAGCTGTGGGTGCTGGAGAACAGTACAATTGGACTTTTCGTACAGGAACGTTTTGAGTTCATCAAAAGCGTCCCAAAATAGTTGATCTTCTTCGGCTTCTTTTTCGGTGAGCGCCGCACGGGCAACTGCTCGGTTTTTCTTGTACGGCTCATAATAATCCTTACGCCACGAACGACCTTCTAAACAGAATATGACATGATCAGCCCGCTGATCGCGAAATGCTTTTGCAACACTACTTAGTGTGACATGGATTGCAAACCCAAGTCTATCCCAAGTGTCACTCTGACGATGTGCCGCATGACGAGCACGGAAGAAAGTATTTGCGGTGTCTACAATAAGATATTTCATGTAGTTATAATAGCATATTATTCTATTTGAGTCAAATATGTAACTAGGTATTCTGCCCATTTTGCATGGGCTTCTTTACCATAATGGTAGTTTCCTTCGGCCACTGTTTGGAATCCTAAATTTTTGAGCCAGTGGTAATATGTTTGGTTTTGGTTGTAGGGATCTATGTAGTTGTTGTGCCAATCGTACCGATCTGGATTGACTTGGTTGGTTGTAATTTGGTTACGAACAATTGGTTCAAAATCTGCATAAGTATTAAAAAATAAGTGTCTAATTCCGCGAGACCTAAGGCTCATATGGAACTTGTATAAACGCTCATGCCAAGCAAGCATCTTGCGTTCTCTTTCGAAATCATTCTGGGCTACGACCCAATGTTTGTATTTATCCTGTAATTCTGGGGGAACTTGGTCCCTGCCACTTGCATTAACTTGATAGTAGATACCATTATGCAGCCATTCTTCTCGTTCCCAAGTTGGCCAACCTATCAATACTACTAGATCTTTGATGCTGGTTGTTTCAAGGAAAATCTCTGTGGTGCGTACGATACGATCAGTGGAGCTACCACTTTCGGCTTGATTAATCCATGACCAACCTAGTTGCTCGGCCGCAGCCGCACCAAATGATACTGGTAAGTTTTGTGCATGACCGTGCCTGTGTGGTGTGGCATAATGCCGATCGCTATCGTTGGCAAAACTAAAAGGAACTACAGCGTCTGCTCCGGTACTGTGGCTATCAC